GTTAAGCCCTTTGCTGATTGTGCTCAGCGAGCCTGTGTCTCCCGACAGGTCATACCCATCAAGATAGTAATTGGCTCCGAGCCCTGATTCTTTAGCCATTGTGTCACCTCCTAACTAACTTGTGGCCAGACGTCATTCACAAGACAAGGGATCGTAATGTCCATGATTCGGAACATCGTATTATCTTGCTCAAGGTAACCGGCGGTTGCCTCAAGCGAAACACCCTGCGAACCCAGTAAGTCAACGTTGCGAATAGCACCCCCGAAATCAAAGTCATCGTGATATCGGCGCATGAGGTTACTTACCACCTTCATCAACTGAGGGTCAATAGCATCCTGAGGCTCCTTAATCATGTTTGAATAGATTCTCAGGATAAACAGCACGCGGGCACTGGTGGAGGCTAAGCCGCTAATCCCCGGTAGCGGCGTAATGTTCTGCACCCACACAGCCGCTGTGAGCCCCCTACCCGGCTTGCGCTTTGGTTCGTGGGTGTTCACCCTGTCGAAATAACCGCTAGCCTGTGCGTCGCTTACAACGGCATCTAAAATAGGATCTAGCCACGCTTCGCTTTCGTCTGGTGTAGTCATGGTCTCACCTCCTAGTTGCTCATGTCATTCACAAATTGCTTAACCAGCGGCTGAGCTAGTTGGGTAGAGTCGGCATTCAATTGCTGACGCACAAGGCGGAACGTGTGATAGCCCTTGAATCTGGTTGTACGGTTCCTCGCCGTTACTCCCTCAAGCCACCCGCCATAGATCACATTCTGATCCCAGACACCCCGGTACACCTGTCTGCGCTCTACCGCAATTCGTGATTCGTAGTAACCCGTTGGATTCTGTAGAACCGTTCGCAGTCTTGCCTTTACTCGGTTGACACCCTCTTGAGCTAGTGCGTCGTTAATCGAGATGACCATACGGCTAGCTTGAGCTTTCGTCTTGCTTGCACTGAATATGGTTCCCTTCTGCTTGACACTGACGTTCATGCGGAAGGTAGGCATTAGACTGCCGCTGATCGCAACTTACGGCCGAACGCGGTATACGCGGCAGCACGCAAATCCTCAAGCCCCTTACCGGTACCCTCCCGAGCGTTGTTGCCCGAGCCCACCAAGCGGGCATAACCTGATGAGTTTTGCTCAAGCATCACGACTGTCTCAGCAATGCACAGTTCATTGATCAGTCCAGGATAGACCTGTGCATAGACAGTCGTAGCTGAATTGTGCGCGCTAGCCGTTGAGCCCAGCGCACCACGAATTACATTGAACGCCCATGAGGCGTACACGGTACTTCCTGCGTGTGCATCCAAAGCTGACCCGTCAAACGCGCGATCAACAATCAGATTGTTACCCGCGATGTCGTCAACACGCATACGCTCAGCGTCCAACAGCACTGTCTCACCCACAGCAAACAACGTGCCGTCAGGTACGGCCAATATGTTATCCGCCTGTGAAGCTGTCATGGGTGTTTGCAGTATCTGAGTGGTGTTGTACATTCGTCTGCCGACAACGACCATGCGCTCATCATCCACATTGAGCACTGAGCCAACGCCTACGTTTAGCATGCCATCAATTGGCCTAATGTAAGCCATCGTGTCAGCCGCACTAGCTATAAGCGCAATGAGCGCTCCGGCAGTCTCGCGTACATCGTTATAGCCATACTGCCCGAGAACAACATTTGAGCGCTGAAAGGTGTCTCCACCACTGAACGCGGCAGAGGTTGACAAATCAATTTCAATGGATGAGTAAGGCGGTTCGTCTCGATAGTCACCACGACTCAAATAGAAGTCTGTGGGTGCGATGACGGTACCGCCGGAGGTGAGGATTTCGACTGTAATCAATTCGTTGTCGCCCAACGGCTGTGACCATGTCGGGGCAGACGAATTGTTAGGCCAATCGAATTTCACCGTACGGCGCTCAGGGTAGAACCGCCGGTGTAGTAGACCCTCAAGTGAGCGCGAGGAAGCCTCAAGCTTTGCATCTACCAACGCGTCGGAGCGTGAAGTCTCCATAATTTCTAGAGAGGACTTCACTTGCTCTCTAGTGGCATACCAGATGCCCATCAGATAATCCCTACCTCCCGGTTGCTTTCTACGGACGTACGCTAGGGCATATTAATTTATAAGTGCACTTACGATCGTGATACCGATGGACAACACTGCAACCAAAAGGCTTGCAGCGGGTAACGGCCATCGGGCTTTCTCAAGCTCACGAATTCGTATTTCATGATCCTTGATTTCCCCACTAGCGTGCTGCTGTTGCTCTATCAGCACATCTACTCTGCCAGTCAATCTGATCACTGCGTCGTACACTTCACGGTTCGTAATTAAAATCCCTATCGAATGAGTTTCCATTTCAATAGCCATGCTTACCTTTATTGTTCCTGAGGGGTGGAAGAGGGGGAGTGCCGAAACACTCCCCCATCTACTTACTCAAATTCGTCGAACAGTTCTTCATCCGTCGTAGCGCGAACGCGCGCAGTCCTGGTTGCCCTCTTCGGCGCTGCATGCTTAGCGGATTGCTGTTGCTCCGTCTTCGGGATATCTCCATCCGTCAAAGGGGCAGTAGAGTCCTCCACCACTTCCTGTGCTTTGGAGGGGTTCTCCGTCGTTGGGACAGGCGCTCGGGGGGAGGGCTTCACGCTGTCGTTTGGTGTCTGCTCGCTCTTGGAGGATGCTGAGGAGTCCGTACCAACTGATTGGTCAACCCTCCCTAGTTCGGCCCGACGAATAACTACTTTCTCTTCGTCCTCATGTTCGGCAAAGGATGCGCCACCATGACGCGAGATCTTAGCCATGACTAAGCGTTCGGCTGTGCAAGCAAGTCGGGCCGACGCTGAATCTTGAGACCCGTGGGGATATACATGACACCACCGAGAATGGTACCGCCTGCGCCCGGATCAGCGATGTTCACCGAAAGCCATTCAAAGCCCGCGCTGAGCGAGCCTGCCTCAATTTCAAAGAACCAAAAACCCTGGTGTGCGGCGAATGTGGCACCCGCGATCGTGAGGGTTGCAGCGGCAGCCTGAGTGACCTCAGTCCACACCTCAGTTCCAAGCAGCGGCGACGCTACCGACTTGCGGTAGGAATCCGTGATGGCTGCGAGGTTCTGTGAGTTGCCCGCCGTTGCTGCGTCGTGTTCCTGCAACGTAAGAACTACGTTGTCAGTACCCGCTGAAGCAGCATTCTTGAGGAACAGGACACCAAGCGTGTCATAGTTCCGCATGTGAATTCGCTTGCCTGTGTTGGCTCCTGCCGCAAGATCTGCAACTAGGTTAATGCCAACACTGATGTCAAGATCCATACCAAGTGCACGCATAACTAATTACCTCCTATCTCAGTTTGATTAGGCAGCAAGCTTGACGAACGGAGACAGTGTGTCTCCACCATTCTGCGGAGTGATAGCCGAAGCCAGCCACGGGCGACCATCAAGGCGCTCAATTACCCGGAACGCGGTAACGTCCTGGTTGAATCGGAAATCCTCGCTCTGGCGCGCGCTCATCGCCTGCCGGTCACCAACCAGGTAGAACCCAAAGTCCACCAGGTTGACATCTCCTGCCACACCAAGCTGACGCGCCTTTTCCGAGACGATCACCGGAAGTCCCAGCATCGTCATTGGCGGACGTGAGGAACCACTAGCGAAGTTGCCTCCACCCATCCAGATTGCATTCTGGTTGGCACCAACAGTCATCACCAGCAACTGAGGAAGAACCTCAGGCGAGACAATCCACACTGCACGGTCAAGCGACTGCGGCAGCATGCGGCAGTACATGTTGACGATGTCCAGCCAAGAAACCAGGTTGGCACCTGCACGCGCAGCCGAGATTGCAGCAGGCGCATTGAGGAAGCCCAGCGGCTCACCAACGCCACCACCGATGAAGAACGCGACATCCTCAAACCAGGCGATAGCCTCCGGGAAAATGTCATTGATAAACGCATCCATGGACGGACGCGCATCACGAATCAATTCGTTCGGAACCTCGGTGTAGAGGGTCAGCTTGTTCGCACGCAGTTCAACGCGACCGAAGCGAGGCTTCGTCTCGGTAAGAGTCGCGCCTTCCTCCGTCCAGAAACCAACCACACCACCGAAGACAGACGACACATTGCTAGTCGCATCCACCGTGGGGAATGGCACCGTGAGCGAGTCCATCGGGATAACCCGAGCGCGACTGCGGACGATGGCCTTTTCAAGCGCCACACGAAGCAGCTCAGCACGCAGGATTTCCGGAATGAGGAAACCACCATCAGAGGGCTTAAGGCTGCTCATCGCATTCTTAAGCGTCTCAAGCTTGGTGCTCAGTCCATCGTTCTTATACGCGTGCTCCGAAATGGAGTGCAGGAATTCAGACGACGAATTGAACATCTTGTCATGAGGCGCACCCATGGCAGTCTTGTTGTAGATCGTGTTCGGGCGAATGTTTGACCGCGCATTCGCGTTGTCAAGGTTCAGCCGACGCGCCGTGAGTGCATCGATTCCGCCGTTGCCCGCACCCTGGTTGTCACGAAGCCAATTGATCATAAAGGCTTCGGTCTGCTCAGCGACCTGTGCCATAACGGCAGGGTCATTCTTAAGCCGAGCGTTGACAGTGTTCTCCGTGAATTCCGCGAACAGTTCAGGGTCCGAGTAAACCTCAGCCATGACCTTTCGGTCATTGAGCATTTCCGCAAGCTCAGCGGAATTGGTAGGAATCGTAATCGTCTTAGCCATGTCACACCCTTCCTAGGGTCTTAGTGAGTGAAGCAATTACACTATCCAGATCAGCGTCGTTCTGCTTCACAGCACGCGGACGATTGACCGGCTTACGTGGTTCACGGTTACCAACCTCGGTAGGCTCAGGAGCCTTGCCACGTCCCGAGTATTTGTAACCGCGATTGGTCAGCCTGTGCGTAGCACGCATGAGGTTTTCCAACGCTGTGTCATCGGCTTCTGCGGATTCCTCTTCCGACAACTCCTCTTCGGATTTCTTGTCGGCGTCCTCTTCCTCATCAACCTCAGCGATTTCACGCTTAGCGGCGCGAGTGTAAACCGAATCCGCTAGTCCGAAATCAACAGCCTCATTGGCGAACATCCACGTTTCAGCAAGCATGAGTGCCCGCCAGTCTTGCGCGTCACCACCCTTGTTCGCATAGATGGATGCGAGGTTATCTGATTGACGATCCAGGAACTTACCCATTTCCCGCATGTCAGCAGAGTTGCCCATCTCAACGCCCATGGCATCATGAATCATAAGCTGAGAGCCAACCATCATCTCAACTTTGTCACCAGCCATAGCGATAATGCTTGCCGCAGAAGCAGCCAACGCGTCAACCCGCGTCGTGATCGTCGCCTTGTGCTGGATGAGCGCGTTGTAGATTGCCACAGCATCAAAGACAGAGCCACCCGGCGAATTGATTCGCACGGTAATTTCGTCTTCGTCAATGTCCTGTAGATCCTTGACAAACTCATCAGCGGCAACGCCAAATGATCCGCCAATCTCATCATAAATGAAGATCTCAGCGCCAACCTTTTCAGTGACTCCGTCGCCTTCACCCGCTGCGTTACGAATGTAATACCAAGGAAGACGAATCTCACCGAGGTCTGCCGCAAGCTGAGGATTAAGATTTCTGATCCTCTGCGCAAGCTTGGCTTTGTAACCCGTCACACTCCGGTAGTCATGTCGCATGTTCCCTCCCTTCTACCTGTTAGCCATTGCGCGGTTCTGTGCGGGCAACTTGCCCTCTTCCTCATCCTCGGTAGGCTGCACGCCTGCCTGAGGGATTCCAACCCAACGCATCCGAGGAAGCCCCATTGCGTCGGCTGCGTCATCAGGGTGGAAACCCGACAACACAAGCTTGTTCACGCCTGCCGTTTGGCTATTGCGTTCACGATCGGCAGCTTCATGGTTGATCGGCGTAGGGTCATCGTAAATCAATTCCAGCGTCTTGCCATTGGCAAACTGAGGAAGTAAGAACGCATCCACTATGTCTTTCCAACGGCTCAGGCGCGGAATCGTCTGACCCTCTGCCATGATCTCTTTACCTGATTCCGCCGTTGCCCGGTTGACATCGTCCACCGTTCCTAGCATTGGCTTAGGGAAGGCAAACGCTTCCCGAATCAGTTCCCTAGGCAAGTTACGCAACTCAACGAATTGCATATCTGACATGCTGAAACTGGTGTCTTGCCATTCCGCATTCTCAAGCACTGCCACGCGGTGAGCATTGGCAACGCCTTGATGCTGCGAACGCCAGCGTTTCACGAAATCGTTAAACTCATCATCGCCCATGCGGTAATCAACTTTGATAATCCCGCCAGGTCTTGCGCCGTTGATGAAGAAGTTACGATTCCATTCTGCACTGAACCTCGCTGCATCAATGTCATTCAGTACCGTCTGCACGGGACCCATGCCGTGGTACGGGTCAGCCGGATTCGGGTACTTGATATGAATGACTTGATCTAGTTCTAGTGGTACCTCTTCACCATCGGGACCTAGGTACACATACCCAGTGAGGAACCGTGTAGGACTCTTGACCGG